TTCTGTACTTGGATTGTAGAAGAATTCGTGTTCGGCATTAAGACTTTATAATTTTTTCTATTGAGTTTCGTTTTAATTGTATCCATATTTATCCTAATCCGTTGTTATCTGAAATCGAAAAAAATTACTAAACCAGGAAAGGCATAGTCTTCTTTTGATTTTCTTTATGTGCTTATATTACTACAGACGGATACGGATGTCTATCAGTTTGTGTGGTATTATGCGATGATGGTGGTCTGGTAATCTAGTGTGGCATCACTACCTGTGCTTGTAGTAGTGTACTTCAAGACAACAGTGTTTGTCACAGAACTTCCGTCTGTTTTTTGATCCACGGTCAGATCCACACCAACGTCGCTTCCGCTTTCGGTGAAGGTGTCGTCATAGTTGACACCATTAGTGGATGCGCTGACAACAAGTTCTCCGGTCCTGTCAAGTGTTCCCCTGACTATCTTGTACTTGATCCTAAGTCCTTTACCTGCCAACGCTGGATATTCGTTTATGGTGGCCCCCGATGTTGCGTCTGTCAGTGTAATAGATTTAATCGCTTTGTCCTGTATCCCGATTCCTTGTAGTTCTGGCGCGGCGTTGAGTTCTGAACTGCCATCTGATCTTCTTAGATCTGACCTCTCGAAGAAGTCCATGGTAGATGTACACTCGTCTTGATCAAATTGTATGATTGGAACTTCTCTGATTGAACCAACACCTTCGAAATTGTTACCAACTGTTGATGCATACCAGTTGCCATTTGATATTATGTTCCTTGACGGTGCCTCCACTGTCTGTTGTGGTTTCACGTAGATGGCCTGCTGTCCTATCGTGCTCCAACTGGATCCTATAAACTGCACGTCTCTTGGTCCAATAGTCATACCGTTTGTTGTAGAACTGTCCCATTCGTCACCTATGATTGCTCCATAATATGCTGTGTTGAAATCACAATCATTGAATCTCACATTTGTGACGTCCATACTCATGTCTACTAGTCTCGCGAATGCCGTGAATTGGCAGTGGTTAAAATAGATGTTGGCACAAGGTAGTGCTGTTGTTGATCTGACCGTTACGCCTTTTGATGTTGACACGTCTGCTCCGCCCGAGGCATACGTTCCTTGGAACTTACAGTTATGGAAATATAATTTTGTTGCGTTGTCTATGGACACTCCGCCGTATCCTGATGCGTGTGTGTTCTTGAATGTGATGTTTGAGATCTGTATCTGTGTTGGTTTTGTCGCACCTGAGAGACCTATTGCGCCATAAACATTGCCGTCGTCGTCTTCTGTGACCGCCACTGCGTTGGCACCCGAGTTTGAAACGATCGTCTTGTCTGGCCCTTCACCAACTAGGTGTGCGTATGGTGGGATTGTCAGTGCCGATGTGATAAGATACACCCCTGCCGGGAACAATAAAGTTCTTCTTGATCTTGTGTCGTTTTCGTCTGTGTTTGAATACAGTTGGTCCAGTGCTCTCTGTATGGCCGCAGTGTCATCTGTTGAGTTATCGCCCAGTGCTCCGAACGCCTTGACTGACACTGTGTCGTCTAATCTCTGTTGTAATGTCCTAGTGTAGTCACCTGATGATCCTGTCTGTATGGGTGTGCCATCTCCCAGATACCCTTTGTAAACGTAATTTAATGCTGTTGTAAAACTACCTGAACCTGCCGTCACAATCTCCGTGTTGCCCACCGCCGGTGCACCGTCGGCTATAGTTCCATTACCTATGAACAGCCTTTGCTCGTCTATGACCCAACCCAGTTCGCCCGCGGCTAACTGTGGTAGATCCGTCCTTTTTCCACGTCTGTGCTGTATTCTTGAAATCTGTACTATCGGCATATACTGTTATTTATTACAGTATCTTCTTGTAGTATTGCTCCAGTTTGGCGTACCACTTGCCGGTCCACTTGGCATAGTCGTCTATCTCGAACGTCTGGTACTCGTTGTTCTGTGTGCATATAAAGATACGTCCGGTCCGGATGTCCGTATCGTAGGTCTTGTTGTGTGCTTCCGCATATGCGACTAGTTGTAGGAAGTAATCTTCTACCCATTCTTTTTTTTTGAGACGACGTGACTGCTTGAAGTCCATTATGGCGGGTGCGCCCTTGAACACTCCCACTAGATCCGTCGTTCCTGCGTATAGCTCGGGATAGTACAAAGATACCTCTGATCCCCACACCTCCGTTACATCATTCAACCCGTTATCTATGATCACATTGGCCATCGTATGTGCTTTCTGCTGTATTAGATTCGACCCTGGTGTGCGATCCTCGCCCTTAACGTGCTTCTCGAGACTACGGTGCATCACAGTTCCTATGTTAGCACTCTCAGTCGATATACGTTGTGCCTCCTGTTCGCCCACACGCTTTCTCCACTCCATCAGATGCGTCATGTCTTTAGTGGCACTCAACACTGTGGTCACCGATGGCACTTGTCTTCCATCTGGTGTCTCGTAGTGCCTCTTGCGGTCCTTAGTAACTCTAGCCAGCTCTCCGTAGGGATACTTTTGATTGTATGAGATGCCTTTGCTTTCTAACACATCTTTAGATATTTTCATCGTCATATTTTACTTTATCCTATGGATTTAGTCAACGCCTGTTCTAGGTCAGGAATCAATTGTCGCCATGTTTTGCCTTTTCTATAGCGATCCTGTGTGTCGTTATACTTTACGAACGCTTCTTGGAAATGTTTTTTCTTTTCTTCTGTATATGTGTCTTTACGTAAATTTTCAATTTGATTTTTATAAAAATTATAAATCATAGGATAGTTTTTGAATTCATCTGTTGACCTAGACAACTTGTCGGCTACTTTTTCCTTGTACTCGGACGGAAGTATATCATAATTGCAGATGGTGGGATACCATACCTGAGCCATCCAAGACACTCCAAACTTATTGTCAAGTGTCCCTTCGCTGAACTCCAACCACCACTTGAGAATGTCATCTAGTTGATCTATGTTCAGCAGTTGTATGGCCGGACTCAGTATAATTCTTCCGTTGCTGGATTCTAACATTTTTTTATAAAAATTTAGATTATCGCATATCTTATTAAAATTGCTAGGATATCTAATGTATTCTGTCCTATCACCTACACCGTCCACGCTGGCCCATATGGTCCATTCCTTCAACTTGGACAACCAGTTGGTCATGCGAGGGTTCACGTTAGTGAGATTGGTCGTCAGGGTTATGCTCATCTCCTTCAGTCTGTCGTGGGAATCTAGATAGGTGAACAGTTCCCAGAATTCAGGTATCACTGTCGGCTCGCCGCCTATCACTGTCATGTCGGTGATGTGTTTTGCAATATAACCGAATAGTTTGTTCTTTATTTTGTTGTTCTGGAACCAACGGTATTCCACCGAGAGATTGTTGGTCCATATGTTGACGTTGCCACTCTCTTTATAAATCCACTCCAAGAATTTAGGCTCGGCCTCGCCGATCTCCAGTAACTCTTTGCCTATCTGATTAGAGTATTGCTGGCCACACATCTTGCATTTTAAATTACAAAGGTTGCCCAGGTGCAGTTCCATTGAACTTGGAGCATGTCCGACGGAGCCATCCTTTTCGGTCCTAGTGAAGTTTGACTCCATGTCTTTAGATTGACGCATTGATTGGTAACCCTTCTGCTCCTGCTCCATACATTTCACGCAGGCCGCGACGGCTTCTCCTTTTATCATCTTCAGTCTCGCCTGTCTGATCTCCTCGCTGTTCCATGCTTTCTCCAGAGAGTCATTGTTGATGTGCATCCTGTTGCCTTTTTTATCTGTAAGATTGTTCATAGTGGCACAACAGTATCTGAAACTCCCACTCATGTGTATGTACTGGTGATCCCAGAGTTTGGCGCAGTAGGACTTACTCATAACACACTCCACACACGTTTTCACAGGTGGTCAGTTTATAATCCTGTGGCTGACCGTTTATGCCTTTCCATATTTCGTTGAAGTAATATCCTTCCAATATCTGTTCCAATGGCGTGTGTCTTATGTTGACTGATCGGTAATTATGGATGATGTTTTTAGATTCGTGTATTGAAAGATCTCCCAGGTAACAACAAGGGCTGACGTTGCCATTGGCGTGTAGGAAAATTTCAATGTTTCCTTTGTTGTATGAATTACATTCAATGCGAGTGACCTTTGTTTCCTGTTGCTTTTGGTCTTTGATGCGAGCATATTTTTTGATTTCATCCGTTGGTTTTTCTAGATCGTATCCGTCCACTGATAACATATCTCTCTGTAGCCAGTTACCATCACTGTCGAAGTCATTCCATCTAGTGGTAGTCTTCCTCTCGAATTTTTTAAAACCCATCTTTTTGCTGAGCTCTTCCGCCTCCTCCATCTGATGCTGATTATGTTTAAAAATTAGGAAATCCCATTGTGCACTTCCACCTGCCTTGATAAATGCTTCGACGTTAGCCATAACTTTATTCCATTTAACATTTCTTCTGTACAGGTGATTTGTGTTTTCTAACCCATCTATAGAAAAAGTAACCCAAACTCCCAACTCCGCAAGTGCCTTAAAAAATTCTGGAGTCCTTGCACCACCATTCGTGTTGATGACGAGATTTGTCTTTGTATTGACTGATTTGATATGTTCATAAATTTCCAGACATTCAGGATTCATTGTGCCATCACCGACATTGCCACACGATCTAAATAATTTCAAATTCCTGATCACTCTATCTCCTATGCGATGCCTTATATCGTCTAGCGTGGTGTGAGAGTTGTTCGTGATCGACTTGATCAGATTCTGCTTATGATCAAATCTCGCACACATTGGGCAGGCCGCGTTACAGTAGTTAGACAGTTCCGCATTGATATGATTGATCGCATCAATGTTGATATATGAACTAGGCATATTTGTAATTATTGATTATTTTCGTCTGTTCATGGCCGACCTGGCCATCTTCTTCACAGTGTCCGTGCTACCCTGGTCGTCGTAGTCCATTGCGGGATCCTTCTCCGCCTCCGCATCGGTCTTGATCACAATCTTATCTTGGTCGAAGTCCGCAACCACATTGGCCAGATCACCATCAGCATCATAGATCCTCTTGAACACATCGTAGTTGAACGCCGGGTACCCAGTGTTGCTCATGATCTGTTTCACAGCGTCCATGCTGATCTCACTTGACTCATCTCGTTCGTCCGCGTCACCCTTCATGTTCATGAGGACGTTGATGATCGCTGACTCCAGGTCAGTGTCGCTCTTGTTGAATTCGAAAAATCTCACGGGACTACTTCCCGGCTAGTTTAGAGTAAAGCCTGTTTGATGCTTCAAACACTTCTCGTGATTCTCTCTGCTCACGGCCTTCTGGTTCCGTGCCACCTGCTTCTGCGTCAGAGGCCCCAAACTCGTCTGTCTCTTCTCCACCCTCGGAGTCCAGTGAGTCTAGGTCTGTGTCCATATCCGTTGCCATCGTGTCATCGGCGCCTATGGGTTCTGATTCCACTTCTTCTCCGGTCAATATTCTTACACCGTTGTCCAGTTCTTGCCTGGTTGTCGTCAAAGTGGCTTCCGCCTGTTCAATCGCTGGTTGGATTTTTTGTAGAAATGCGTCTGATTTCTCAGCACCCATTTCATCTCTGATTCTGTCCGCTAGTTCTAACATGCCTTCTGTCTTCATGGATGCTAGGTCTTCCAGGAACGATGTTACCTTGTCCATCATGTCCTTGGCGGCCAATATTAATTCTGATTGCTCTTCGACACCTTCCTTGATCTTCTCTGCGTCTGTGACGATGTCTCCGATGATCTCTTTCTTGTCCTTGTCCTGTATGCCTGGTGCGGCCTGTATCTTCTTGACCAGTGCCTTGGTCTTTGGATCAGACTTCATCTCGCCCGAACCGTACTCAGTGATGGCCTGGTTGATGATGTCCAGCATCATCTGGTTCTTCTGGTACTTGTCGTCCTTCAACTCCCTGCCGAAGTGCGTGTTCTGTGTGATCTCGTGTATCTTGGTCCTCACATGGTTGGCGTAGTCCTCCAGTTCCTCCTTGGTGAACTGTGAGAGATCCATGGTCTGGTTGAACCTGGATTCGAATTCTTTAAGCAGTGATTCTGTTGTTATGGGTTTTGTAAGTTCTAAGCTCTTCATACGTGTTTATTTATTATCTATGCGCCGAACGTGTCATTGAAAATCATCTGTATCCTGCTCTTGCACTCGTCCGCTAGGCGGTTTGCGACGTCTAATCTGTCCCAGTAGATGTCCTCCATCGCCTCATCCTTGTTCTTCTGCGCCTCCTTTATCATGCGCTTGGCGTTCTGTATGTCGAACAGTTGTGACGCGAACTTGGTGTCCAGTTCCATGAGGTTGGTGGGCACATTCTTGCCGTCCGCCAGGTGGTGTGCCACCAGTATTGCGGTCTGCTTGAGATTGATGTCTTCGTGTATGATGGTGGCCTCCAGCATGTTCGCTATCACGTAGGCGTATCGGGTGCCTGTGAGTTTCTTGGGCACGATGGCTATGTTGCCGATCAGGATGCCCTTGGAGAACTGTTTGGGCAGGTGTCGGAATGGTCTGCGTGCCTCTTCCTTCCGTGCGAGCTCCGCCAACTTGTTGCGTAGGCCGTATGCCTCTATCTGTTTTACCAGTTCTGATCTATTTTTTTGTGTCATTCCGAACGATCCTAATCTGTCTATTTAAAGCGTATTGGACGTCGGTGTCAAGTTTTTTCCTGACGAATATGGCCTTGTCGGCCAGGCGCTTGGCCCTGTCTTGCTGTTCCGGTGGTAACTCACTGCCGCGGAATGATTCCGATCGGTGTTTGAGTATGAATGCCATGTCTTCCTCTGTCACGAAGACCTTTACCTTTGGTGCTATCTGTATGAACATGTGTGTTTGCTGGATATGGCTGTTAGCCTGGCATCTTCATCAGGATTACTACCACTGTTGATAGTAGTCCCGCCACCACTGTGCCCGCTGTTGCTATGATGGTCTTGGTCTGTGACTTGTGGCTGTTGGTCATGTCTTCACTCATCTTGCCCAGTCTGTACTCGATCGCACTCAGCCTGTCGTGTAGGCCTTTGTACCTCTCCGAACAGAGGTCCACGTGTGCTTCCAAGTTTGTCTTTTCTAAATCTGTTGTGCTCATTAATCTTATGTACTCTCTCAACTCCTGTTTGATCTCTCTGATCTCCGCTCCTAAAGCCTGGAATTGTGCCTGTGTCATCGCCTGTGCTAGCCTTAATAAGTTTTGTAGTGTGTGCCTTAATCAAGTATTATTTATCGATCGGACCCGCGTATGAAAAGTACGTGTTTTTGCTCACGGGCGTCATGGTGTCGAAGGTGCTCAATGGGAACGTCACTGTCTCCTTGCAGAAAGACAGTATGGGCACCTGGTGGAAGTCCTCCATCAACTGTGCGACGGGATCGGTGTCGTCACCGTACACGCCTGCCTGTTCCGTGAAGAACTGGAAGTGCCAGGTGGTCTGCCGGCCCTCGTAGAACGACCCGAATATGTGGTTCTTCAGGCTCTGTATCTCGATCCGCTGTGGTGGCAGTTCCCAGGTGATGTTGCCCCTCATCTGTAGCAGTTGTATCATGGTGTTGAAGTTGCTGTTCTGATTGCGGGCTATGGTCAACGAGTGCTTGTCATGTATGACATCTCCCCCCGATGTTGTGAATGGAAAGTGTTGTCTGAGGTTGCCGTTGTCGGTGATGTCTACCAGAGTGTGGATACGGTATTCATGCATCAGTCCTGGCCTTTGACTTGATCCCAGTACACCAGGTCAGGTTCTAGGTAGTCATCCAGTTTCTTCTGCCATTCAGGATTTTCCTTCAGCCATTTCTGCAGTTCTTCCTGTCCCACCCGTTCCATTTTCTGGATGTCTTTTCTGGAGTGTCGGATGTGCCTCTCGTGTGGAATGTTGCCAAAACAAAGCAACCTGTGTTTCCTCGCGAACGCGATTATTCTGTCATTCAACCCGCCGTCCACTTTGATCAAGTGTTGCGGTTTGATCTGTTCCATGACATCGTGTATCCGGAAAGTGGCCCTATGGAAGTGTGGCCACTGCTCCATGATCTGTTCGTTCTTCCACCATGGGTACCAAGGCAGTAAGTACATGAAGTCACGTATGCCCGACCACCATCTCTGGTAGGGTTCCCTGACCATGGTGAAGATCTCTGACTGGTCCTTGGCCTTCTCGAAGGGTGGTTCCTGTAGCACCAATCTCCTGGCCTCGTAATCCCTCTTGAGCCAACGCTTGATGTTACGTCCTGCCGATATGTCATGATCTAGGTATCTCATCCTCTTGAGTTCTCCCCAACCTTCGGGAAGTTTGTCAGGCAGGGCGTACACACGAGGTGTCTTGTCCCTGAGCTTGGAGTCTCCGCTCAGTATGATGTTTATCGCTGTGTCTAGGTGATTTGGCATGTGATTATTTAATCGTAAAAAAAGGGCGAACCTAAAAATAGATCCGCCCTTTTGGTAAACTAGTCATCGGACTAGAAATGATTATTACATCTCTAGGTCGTTAACAACTGCTGTTGTACCACCGTCGTTCAAGTCGATTGAATCAACTGTACCTAATGCTTTGATAGCCGCAAGTAAAGTTGAAGCAGATCCACCCTCAGATTGCTCTGTGAACGTGAATGATCCACCTGCTGTTGCCGGAGCACCAACGAACATGTCAGTACCTTCAACGATGTATGTTTTTGAAGCGTTAGTGTCGAATAACGGACCAGCACCTACGATGTTACCATAAGCCATGATCGTTTGTTCGATTGCTTGTAGCGTTCCACCTTTACCTGTGTGGTTCGCTAATTCTTCGCCAGCGTCAACTGTTAAGAACTCAAGTTCTTTACCTAATTGATTTCCGTTTGCCGCTACGAATGTAGTGTTGTTTTCTGATATTGCCATTTTTAATCCTCCTTTTTATCTGATTTAAATGACTATGATGCCGCTCAGGCATCAAGTTAAATGTATTTATAGGTTTGTTTGGTAAATTATGCTGTAATATTAAGATTTCAGCCACACTTCGTCACTTTTGGTGCGTGTTTTGAGTTTATAACCCAACTTTTTCAATATATCCTCGGCCACACGCACTATGCCGGGCCTCTTGGCCCTCTTCATCTCGATGTTGATCACCGGCAGGTTCTGTGATATGGTCTCCTGGGCGCCCTTGATTAGTAGGTCCTCGTAACCATCAACATCTATCTTGATGAAATCTATTTGAGTCAGTTCGAAACTATCCAGTGTCTTTATGTGTATGTCTCCAGGAGTGCGATCTAAAATCTGTGCCAATGGTTGTGTAAAAGTGGCTGTGTGATCTGTGTCTCCCAGACCCACTTGGTGAAGTACGGCGTTCTTGTCCAAAGGTATGTTCCTGCGCCAGCACTCCGCGAATACAGGATTGGGCTCGAAGCAGTGGACCTTTTCGAAGTCCTGCATCAGGCTCCTGGTCCACATGCCCACGTTGGCGCCCGCATCAACACAGCCACGCCATGATTTTATGTGTTTGTAGGCCTCTCGCCTCAGATCTGACTGTCCGTCACCGGCGTTCTCTATGAAAGTGGGTTCAATGTGTTGGCCATTGTAGGCCACCCAGAAATCCCTACCCGTTGGATAGGTCATTTTTTCTTTTTGCATTCCTTACAACGACAGTCAGGACAGTCCAGGCACTCGGTGCATGATCTCCCACAGTGCTGTTCGCATCCGCATTCTTCACAGATATATTCGATCATCATTATAGTTCCTTGAATTTCTTGTGTAGGTCCGTATTAGGCAGTTTGGCCTGCAACTGTTGTTGTAGCCTGTGGAGCGTCTGCAGTTTCAGTCTTGATTCCAACCTGTGGTAGTTGGCCACTGATCGCCTGATGTTTTTGAGGTTCGCATCTGTTATGTTCAAGGCCCTTTCCAGTTGTGTGAGGTTCTTGTAGTGATCCTCCCATGTTCTCATGTACCTCCTCAGCGCCATCACTGGCACCGGTTGCCTCTGCCTCATGGCCTGGGCTTGGTTCTTGTTCTTTAATTTCTTTGTTATCTCTGGGTCACCTGACACTATGGCCAGCATGTTGGCGAGATCGTTGTTGATCATCCTGACCTGGTCGAACGTGCCCTTGGCCATGGTCTGATCCGCGTATGCTTTGGCGAAACCTGCCGTGTCCTTGTGTTGGCTCATGAGTGATAGTGCTAGGAAACTGAGGTATATCCTCTCGGTGACTTCTGGGAAAGTGAATCTCTGCAAGTCACTATGGCGCCTTATTACCTTGCCCTCAGATACATACTTTAAAAATGGTGTAAGCATACCCATATTTATAGAGCAAATGCGCAAGATTTTTATTCTCACTGACCTAATGTTCTCGGGACAACACCTACATTTTGAGAACTTCATTAAGAGTGCGGAGTTGAATCATGTAGAATGTACCTTTGAACCAAACTACTGGAATTTACACACTTACGATTGGGACGGATATGATCAACTTTACTGCATAATCGATCACAGGGACGGCTTCGAGGACAATCCAGAATTTGTTTCACAATTGAAAAGTAGGATGGACCTCTTACTACAGAACGGATTCAAATTCATCCTAGCACGTCCGTGGGAGAGCGAAGAAAACATGGTCGGCTCGAAGTTCTATGACCTACTGCAAGGATACAATTACACGAAGTGGTTCGGTAGTGCTTCATGGTTCTGGTACATGATGAGGGAAAAATACAAAGGGCGTACATTCAACTGCGATCATTCACACAAACCCTATGAATACCTCTACCTGAACAAACAACCACGGGCACATAGGCGACTGTTGTGGCAACTTCTGACAGATAAAAATCTAATAGACAACAGTCTGAAATCATTCATAGGATTAGATGAACCCGTTAGGCTAGATCCAGCCTACGAGTTGCCAGATGTTGACCCAAAGAACTATCCGATCTATGGTCGGGATCAGGACATCTACATGCGACCCTATGAGCACACCGCCTGTTCGCTGGTAAGCGAAACCAACAACGGCAAAGGAATCTTTATCACAGAGAAGTTATGGAAACCAATCATCTGCCAACAGTTTTTCATAGTTCACGGCAATCACCTCTACCTCCAGAAAATCCGGGAGATGGGCTTTATGACCTTTGGACAGTACTTTGATGAGAGTTACGACCTAGAGCCGGATCCGGACAAGAGAGCACATAAGATTGTGGAATTAATTGAGAAACTCAAGGACTTTGATTGGAAGGATGCCTACCTTTCATCGAAGAAACTGAGAGCACACAACCTCAACACTTTCTGGGACAACAGTGCCTATCAATCGCAAGTAAGGAAAACAGTGAATGAATTCCTAGGATGGCAATAAATTTTCAATTGTTGGAAAAAGTGTCCTGTAGTCCGTGCCACGTCGCCTATCCAACTCTTTGAGATAAGTCTTCAATAATTTCTGTTGTAATAGATCGGGTTCGGTATTTTCACACTCCTTCCGTATGCCTGTGAGATTGTTAAGTTGCGCTTCCTTTATTGGATCACCATTACTCTCGTAGATCTCTATCGCTTCATTGATTCCCAATGACAGTATGGCATCACCAAATATGGTTGGGTTGAGATAAGGACGTCCTGCGTCTCCGGCCTTCATTCCACTCCAATACACCTCCCTGATCTTTGACCATGTGTTCATCTGTTTAATTAGATCTGGTAGAGTTGGTACAGTGAGTGCCATCAAGGCACTATTGATACTGGGTGTAATTTTAGTTTTGTTTAGAATAAATTCAAAGTTAGAAACATATTTCTTGAGATCTAATCCGTTTCTTACGTACTCTGCCTGCGGCCCCCAGCAGTCAAGACTGCCCACTACCTGCAGATTGTGTAAAGTTCCTTTTTCCACTAATCTCCACATTCTGGCTAACCATTTCTGCACCTTGACAGTGTCTACTGTGAGATTTGAGAAAATGACCAATGTTAGATTAGGGTTTGGTATGCGTTCTAGCAGTTCCACCATCCTTTCGGTCTCTTTCTGTAGGAATGGTTCACCACCTAGAATCATTAATTTATTCAACTCGTGTAGGTGTTCTTCTAGCCACACGAATAATTTGTCAGTGTCCTCCTTAATGTTGGGATTAATTTCGATTTTTCCCGGAAGGTAAAGGTGTCTACCTAATGCTTTTTGATCACCATGCGCCCACTCACCGTGGATCCTATTCTCGTTGTCTATTGTAGAACTGAATTTGCTGTTACAGTAGACACATTTGAGGTTGCAGGTGTTACTGAAGTATATCTCTAACTGTGTCGGTGTGACGGAGATTGCATTCTGATTTTGTTGTAGTTCCTTTGGCGCGATCACTCCAGGCATATCCAGGTGAGACATCCTATCGGAGTGTCCTCCGGTGTCCTCCGTGCTCCTGCAGTGTTCACATCCTCTGCCTGGCCACTCTCCCCGCAACATCTTTTCCCTCGCCTCCAGTTTGGTCTTGATGTTGTGGAATTCCATCTGGCCATCACGTATTTCATAGGGGTCGTGTGTGACCCTGTGGCAACTGGCAGTTGTGCCCATGGTCAAGAACACGGTTGAGTGGTTCCACTTCAACTGGCAAGGGATACCCTGCGTGATAGGGAATGGTTTGGATTTCATTTATGTTAGTTATTCTTGAACTTGTTGATCGCTGTGAGATTCCTTCTCGAGAATCCCAACCTATCAACCAACTTGACAGCACTGCCTGACTTGTCTACAGCAACAAATCCTTCTGGCTCTGTGACCTCTAGTCCCGAATCAGTCTGTTGGAATGATCCTATAGCCTGCGCCTGGTTCATTTTTCTCAGCACAAACGCCTTCATAGTCTGCACCGCCCTGTAGAACATCAGCATGGCCTGTAATGGTTTCTTGGCCCTGTTTAGGAAAACGGGCATCTGTTTCATCTTGTCCTGTCTCAGTTGCAAGGCTTTCTGTGCCTTCAGTCCTGACATCTGTTGTGCCATCCTGTCATTGTAGAACTTACGAAATCCAAGTAAGAACTTGTTAGCATCGTTTGGCAGTTCGCCTTCCCTGACTCGGGCGTTGATGTACATCTGGAACATGGGCACGAAGTCTTGGTTCTGTCCCAACACGCTGGCTAGGTTTCTCGGCACGTTGTTAAGTAGTGCTTCTAATTTTTCTATTCCATTATAAAATTGTTTTGTCTCCGCGTCAGTAAATTTGGCTGATCCCGACACGTCTTTGTATGTTGCGTTGTCAAAGAACACGTCCGGTGATCGTGTAAATGATTCCACGTCCGCGCCCGCCTGCGCATCCATCGTGGCCAGCGTATCGCCCACATATGTGGTGTGGAATATTATGCCCACCTTGGCACGATCTATCTGGGTACCTAGGTCTGATTGTTCTGGCACAGCGTATGTGATGGTGTTGGGTGTGAATGTGAGGTTTGGCTTGCCGTCTATGTTCTTACGAGTGATGTCCTCATCTGTGAATAAGAGGTCTCCTTGGTAAACACCGGTCATATCGAGTTTCTTGAGATGCACAAGACACTTCAACAACTTTTGCCCTAAGTCGTCCGTGCCGTGATTGTTTGCTATATCCTGCTTGGTGTAGTTGATCTTTGCGTTCTTGGCGAACACTGATTTTGTGCCCACGAAGAACTTGCCGTTGTCTGGATTGGTTCCACACACCACGGCTGGTGCACCGTCCCATTTCACAGAAACCTTTACGGCTTCTGAACTCGTGCCCTTAAGTGTGAGTAGCAGTCCCCTGAAGAATTCCACAACAGCCTTGCCACCTTCATAGCCGTCCGTGATCACTATGTCCTCGATGTGTTCTAGGTGCGTCCTTTTGAATTCTGTAAGGACATCTTCTATCAACATTGATTAGTCCTCTTGGTATTCGCCGTCTCGGATCTTCAGCACGTTCTGTTTGATATCTCTGTTCTCTTTGATACGTGCCACACCTTTTGAGAATTTGCTGGCGTCCATATTCTTAAGTGCAGAGTTGAATTTCTTCTCCAGTTTAAATGCAGTATCTTGATCAAAGTTCTCTCTAATATAGTGCATCAGCCTTATTGCTGATTCCAGTATGTGAGATGCCCTGCTCTCGACCACCTCTTCCTTATCTCGTTTGAGAGGCATTGAGCTTAATTCTTCTAATAGGCTTCTAGTGTGTTTTTGCATTGTAGGTATTTACACTTTATTGTAGCACAATTCTAGCATAAGTCTACTAAAGATTTTGTTTTATATAACCTATAAGATACTTTTCTAGCTCTTTGTATTGTTCCGGCGCATGATGGAATGCAAATTCTGGTGTTTTATCTCTAAGGTCTCTTGGCATACTATCCCTCATGAACCTATTACCACAGAATTTCCAGATATCTATGATCCTGTTATTTTTTGCTATGAAATTGATCTTGTGGAATCCTTCGTAACTTTTAATGTGACTTTTGTCAAATCCATTGCACATGTCCCACATAAGATACGGAATTCTTTGTTGATCCAAGAAACCAGAAATCATAATGATGTCCGTAAACATTTTATCCCAATAAGTCTTAGTGTTTGGAATAATTTTGTAATAATCATCCACTAACTTTTTGACATTTTGTATTGAAATATCCTGCAGGTTGTATTCATCTGAAAGATAATTTGAATTTTGTAAAGGTATCCAACTGCCGTCTATCTTGTCCTCGTCTTGATTAAGAGCCAACTCCCACCTGTGTGAAAAAGTGATTGGTATCAGGACCATTGCAGGTGCTCCATTTTGTGCTATCCATTCAATTGTGCTTCTGCAGGTTCTCTGAAAACAGGTGCCACCTTTTGATAAATTGACAATTTGATCACAACCAAGACTGTTTACAAATTCTTTAGGGGGAGTCCAGCATGCTCCAAAACTACAACCATTTATTAACAGTCTTTTCATTTCTTATAGACGAAGTATTTGCGTGAGTTGGTGTCATCTCTGATGTCAAGCACCTGTAGATTGAACATCTCGGCCAGCTCTATGATGAATGGCACGTTCCAACTGAAGAACTCGATCCAACGGGCCTCGGGTCGGTCGTGCTGTATTCCCGGGTTGACCCTGAAGAACATTGTGCCTCCGTCCGCCAATAGGTTCACACACCTGCCCACCTCTGCTATGATCTTGTCACGGCTACCAAAGTTTACGGAACCCAGGCACAGTATCACATCAAATTTTTGATCGGTCTTGTAGTTCATTGTGCTGACCTCGAGATCCGCCCGATCATTGTAGGGATCTATCCCGACGAGATTGTTGATCTTGCCCTTGAACTCGTTGTAGCCACACCCTACATCTAACACCGCTCTAGGTTTGAGACTGTTTACTTCGTCTATCAACGCAAGTCCTGAATACTTCCACTTCTTCATGTCGTTCTGCCAGTACTTGGAGAAGTATTTGTGTAGGCAGGCGTCGTCTATAGCCTCCACATATTGCTCTATGGTTTCACATCTCTTTACTTCTACGCCAAACGTTTCCAAGATGTATGGTTGTGTTATTTTTTCTAGATCGTTTTGGCTGTCTGCTAATAGTTGGGCAAATATTCTTTTATTCATGTTATACTTTACAATATATTAACCGAATTGTCTATGACCGTTAATTGTGATACAGTTTTTCTAAACCGGTCCTTTGATTTTCTTCCAGCAAAGGAAATATCAGTTTTGTATCTTGTGGTAAATGATCCACTGGTAGTTTGAGATTTAGATCATGTTTGAACATCAATAAATGAAGAATCACGGCCTCTTTTAGTACATCTAGGTTGTATTTGGTTAGATCCATAGACTTATTGTTCACTATGCACTCGATTATTTTGTGGATGTCATTGCAGAAGTCGAGATAAGGAGTATGAATTCTACTCCAATCGCTATATATTTCGCACCATGTATCAACCCTTTCTTCTTTACATTCCAATCCAAGAAATTGTAACACCTTTTTCATTTCATCGAGGCCATCCTTGACCCAATGATCATACTGGCAATGATATATTAAATCGTTATCACTTCTTTGTGGGAGGTGCGTCCAAAAATCATTTAATCTTAAGTTGAATGCTATGTTTTCTCTAATACCATGGAACGTTTTTAATCTATCTTGGAAAATAGATGCGTTCTCGAAAAAATAAGGCCAGTAATGTTTACAATGTTCAGTGACTATGTCCATGTCTTTTTGCCATTGTGGTTGTTCTATGTCGTGTCGTAAAAAACCAACAAGGTGCTGGTTGTCAGCACATGTCATGTTTATGCATTTGATGCCTTTGCTAGACGACATCATTTGTAATTCGTGATTTGTTCTATGATGTTGTTCCAATGAAAAGGCTTTAATCTGGAACTTAATATGATTGATAGTATGATCTTTTGGAATTCTGTCTAACACAGTAAGAAATGATTCAATGGTTCTCACAAAGTTTGGTTTCATTTTATGTGCCGTGACTCTTAATAAAGGGTTGTCTGGTATTGGTCTTTTTGCATCGATTCTACCATCATAATAATCATCGCTTCCGCTCAGGTAATGCACAGACCAGATTAGGAAAACGTTTCCTAGGTTAAATTGGTCATTAGTGATTAAAAATATCATAAAGTTTTACAAGTATTTTTTTTTATTTGTACACGTAGACTTTGATGTCCTTGTTCGCGTAGTTATGTGTATGTATGCTGTCCCTAGGGCCTGGTTCTTTTATTCCCAGCACCCGGCACAGGTCGAAGTTGTCCACGGGACAGGTTATCCTGTCTAGGTTTTGCTGTATGAACCGTGTGATATCTGTGTTTTCATCCTGTATGTGCGTCCACATCCGGTCCAAGTTCTCGAAGTATTGATAGTTGGGATATGTGATGCTGAACTCTCCACACAGTTTCCACCAGTCATAACATTCTATGTTGCTTCTGCGTACTAGCACGATAGGGTATCCCAGCGTCTTCAGTTCCTCCAGCTGGTGTGCGAACGTGTGTGACTTTATGATCCTGTGGCCTGTGCCCGAGAATGGCTTGTCCCATTCGTCCCGACTGTTGTCGAATTCCATTCCTGGATCCCAATACGCCCCCGTGTGCATCAGTTGTTTTGTTCCTGGTGTGTCAGCGTCGTGCCAGTAGGTCCTCTTCTCTGAATAATCTGTGTGATCTATGTTCTCGGACCAGTAGATGTTCTTCACCACACTGCTCCATTTAGAACCTGGAGCACCTGTCACTAGTATGTACATTCTTTAATATTACTTGTTGTTGTCGTGGATGTCAAGGATGTGTTTGGAGTCCTTGTTGGTTCCTTCTATAAATTTCCAAGTCTTGTCTGTAGTCCTGCCGGTGAATTGCAGGATGTATCTTGTGTCCCAACCCATGTTGGCCGTTCCATGCGGGAAGTCCTGCCAGTGCCAACTGATGATGTCTCCGGCCTTCCAGTGCGTGTGCACCGCTGTACCTTGATGCCATATCTGTCCCATGCTCCAATCATTGAGAAACACAACAAATCTGTGCACCTTCTTGGGGTCAACATCATAATCTAATTCGTCAAAACTGTTTTGCCTGTCTAATCTGGCCGCGAAGTTGTCCATGTGCATGTGTAGTAGTTGGCCACAAACTTGTGAGTGAAGTTTCAATTCATAGTCATAAAGACCAAGCAGTCCCTCTGCCAGTGCCACTGCTTTTGGATCAGTGAACATGTTTGCCCTGCCGTATATCTTGGCCTCGGGATCACCGCCTGACCTGACGATGTCATACACCTCTTGGTCTATGCCGTAGTTCTCTCCAACACTCTTGTTTCGTGTTGCCCAGTGGACGGCATTGTCCAGTGCCTTGTCTCCGTATGTGTCAATGAAGTAGTCGCAGTCCATGTCGACGTTGCCATGGAACATCAACACGTCCTCGATGTTGTCTTTCCTGCTCCAGTCAAAGTGATAGGCTCCCCTCTCCAGTGCCCTCTTCTTCTCGTAGTCCCAACGGCTCTTGCCGTATTCCAACTTCCTGCCTGTCTTAACTGCGTTGGCCTCTGAGTGTGCTTTCAATCTTTTGATCGCTTGATCGGAGTCCTGTAGATCCTCGTCTATCTTTTTTAATATATCCTGTGAATAATCTTTGCTGTGTTCCATACTGGTATTTAAGCCGTAAAAAAAGGGCGATAAAATTACCGCCCTTTAGTATTTGTCTTAAGATTTTATTATGCGTACACTTCCATCAACTTAGCACTTTCTTCTAGTGTGCCAGTCTTGCTTGAAGTGATTGTGAATAAATCTTTTCTGAACTCGTTTACAACAGAGTTGATCTCGTCTTGAGCTTCTTGTGTTTCACAAAGTTTCTCAAGTTCCATTCTTCCGATCGAAGCGTGGAAAGTTTCATCTCTGGCGATCTTTGCGTATCTTGAAGAAATGAATTTGTCTTCGATACACTCGGCCATCATAGCCCAGTTTCTCGCCGCTCTGCCTTCTGCTATCAATTGGTACATAGCCAACATCAATGGATTGTTGTTGCAGTTGTACTTCTTGATCATTGCCGCACCTTTTTGGTGTAATCTCTCTGCATGGCTTTCTACTGCCTTCTGCATGTCAATCTTCTCACCTTTTAGGTATTCAACAACTTCTTTTACGAATTGAAAGTGTTTTGCTTCGTCGTGTGCTTGTTTTGAAAGTAGAACCAATTTCTCAGGATCTGTTCCGGCTGGAAGTGCCGCGATCTCCCTTGAAATTTCTTCCATGTTCATTCTCTCGTTAACCATACGACCTGTGAAGTTATCAATCAACTCTTCTTTGTCTGTTGTGTTCTCGTAGTAGTGCTTGATCTGTAACTCTGATGCTCTGAATAGGGCTTCGTTATCTTGCTCAAGTTTTTCTACGAATTCTTTTCCTGATAACATGTTTTATCTCCTAGGTTTTATTTGTATACAAAGATATTTACCATGAAATGGTAATACACGTAAATAATTGCATGAAAATACTAGTGAGTCAACAGGAGTATGTAAAACCGCCTAGGTATTTTGTGCTTGATGCGTTGGAACGGGCGTATTATGACTTCTTGGCAGGACACAACATACTTCCCGTGGCAAATAATAATAAAGTACCAGAAAATGATTATGACTGCTTATTACTGACGGGAGGTCCGGATAGTGTAGCAAGGAATCAGACCGAGAATACCTTGTATGCCCACGCGATTAGCAAAGGCAAACCCATAATAGGTATCTGCCACGGAGCCTTCGTCATTAACGAGCTCGCGGGAGGGGTGAATGGGTCTATAGAAGGTCACGTTGACAAAGACCATTCCGTGACCATGGGAGAGAAGATCTACACCGTTAACAGTTATCACACACAGATGATCGAAAGACTACCCGAGGACTTCGTATCATTGGCCATGGACAAAGACGGAAATCCAGAGGCCTTCCGACACAAATCACTGCCAGTGTTTGGTATAGTGTGGCATCCGGAGAGGATGTCAGATCCTGTGTTGCCCAATGCTGTGAGGGATATTTTATTTCCTACGATATAACCAGACGTATCTGTGGGGCCATTCGCGTTCGGCGATTGTTCCGTCCGTGTTGTGTTCTAACTCTAGCCTCTCCACGGTGAAGTCCATCAGTCGGGCAAAGTAATCTATCTCCTTGGTGCCCCACTGGAACCATTTAAGTCCTTGATCATTCTTGTATCCCCCCGGTGCTCCCCTCATGTAGAGTCTGCCTCCCGGCTTCAGCCAGGATTTCAGTTTGATCAGCATGTTGGCTATGTCATCGTGATCGCCCCAGTTGACTGATCCTAATGCCAATATCACGTCCGCCGACTCGTGTTTGAACGGGGCATCATGATGGGTGCAGTTGATGTCTGCTTCTTTGAACACCGGATCATAACCAATTAGATTCTTTATCTTACCTTTGAGGAAGTTTATACCACAACCGGCATCGATGACCAATGTGGGATTGAGTTTATTGATCTCGTCCACTAGATTTTCACCAGAATGCTTGAACAGGTGTATGTTGGATTGCCAATGGTTCTTGTAAAATTCGTCTTGTGCTTTTTGATCTATCATTGTTCTAGTTATTAAGCATAATCAATGCCCTTATTTTTTTGTGTTATACTCCTATATACTAACACTAAAACCATCACAAGTAAAGCGAGAAATAACGGTCGGACCAGCATCTGATCCCAGGTGTACATGGTCAACCATTGTTGCCCCAGATTCTGCCACTTGTCTATTATTATGTAGGTCAGTAATATTGCGGGTCGACTTATTTTGAACTTGTAACATATCAAACCTAAAATACTACATGCGGCCAGTGTCACATAGTCCATGTACAAACCCGTGACTGATTGGCAGGTATAGATTATGATCGCAAAGATGATCCCAGCGTAAATCCAATAAGGGATCTCAAGTATTTTCACTAGAAGTTTGGATGTGAATATACAGATGATGAAAGTCAGTATGGTTGCTCCAACAAATCCATAACCCAAGAGGGAGAGGAATTTCGTATCTTCCAGCATGAAAGGGTTTCCCACGTCCAGGCCGAATGTTATACACATGCTCATGAATATGGCCGCGAAAGGAGATGCCGGTATACCGAACAACACGGTCGGTATCAGACTGCCGGCCTTCTGTGCGTTGTTGGCCCCTTCACATCCTGCCAGGCCTTTGGGATTGCCCACACCGAACTTGTCATTGGGGTGTGCCTTGACAGTGGCACCATAGGCTAACATATCTCCTACAGGTCCCACACCTGGCAGTATGCCCGCTATGAATCCTATGAAACCTCCGCGTATGGAATCCCGCCACAATCTTAGTGTGGTACGGAAGCCGTCGAACAGTTGTGAGAAATAGTTGTTGATGGGTGCTGGCCTGTTCTGGCCGAAGTGGAAACCAGACACTAGTTCTGGTATGCCAAATAGTCCCGCTATCATCATGATGATGGGCACACCATCCTGTAGATATAAGGTTCCAAACGTGAACCTCGGACCCGCAGTCTGTGGATCTATACCTATCAATCCTATGAAGGCACCTATTGCTATGGCCACACAGCTCAACCAGAAATTCTTGGAAACAATGAACGCCACACACGCTATAGACAGTGTCATGAACATGAACAGTTCAGGCACACCAAACTTGTAGATGATGGGGGCGTAGAAAGGCAGTAGTGCGAATGCGAGTATACCAAAGAACACACCATTGAATGTGCTGTCCGCCATTGCTATACCGATCGCCTTGGCGGCCTCTCCATTCTTGCTCATCTTGTATCCATCGATGATGGATGCCGCTGTGGTCGAGGCTCCTGGTATGCCCGTGAGTAGCGATGTGTATGAATCCGCTGTACTAGATGCCGCTATGACACTTATTAAAAATATTAAACCGTAGTAGGGATTGGGATCAAAGTATCCTGCGAATGAGAATACCAGAAGCATCGCAGTTCCGGCGCCTGCCATGGGTATGACACCCAACAGTATTCCGTATACTGTTCCTAGCAGGCACCAGAGTGCGTAGTCCATATTATTTTAATAGTTCAGGTTTAAATTCGGCCTTCCAACCAAATATATTATTGAACCACCAGACTAGATCCTTGAGTTTTTTCTCAGTGTAAAGGGATCGCTGATACTCAACTATCTTGTCTGCTTCCTCACCTATGGCCCATTCGTAATCACCGCCGGACGCTTTGGCAATGATCGCCCTGGACTCAGGATCTTTCAACATCTTCTTCAATGCCTTCACGAGTTTTTTCCTGTGTGGGGCATCCTTGTTGACCCATAGACCTTTCTGTAGTGAGTCGTTTTGGAACTGTACGAGCCTGTAGGCATCATAAAGTTCGCCTTTGGGTTCCTCACCCCAGGTTTCTTTGAAAACTGTGTCAAAGTCCTTGCCTGGTGCGTTGGGATTGGTCACAATCCTCTTTTTCTTCTTGTCGTACACTCCCTGTGTGAACCAGAGTTCACCGTGTTCGAACTTGGCTATCTTCTTGGTCCATGCGGTTGGGTTTCCCCTGAACACGTTGAACTCGCCATTGGCAAACATCAGTGTGCCCTGTTTGTCATCTACACCCTTGACGTACTTCATGTCCTCGTCCACACACTTCTTGTACGATTCGATCTTGCCGTCCAGGTTACCACAGTACATCAGCACCATGCCCGTCACGTCACCGGCCGCGTGGTCGTTACCGAACACCATACCACCGTCCTTTGGATCCCAGTCTTTCCTCTTACCTACAAAGATGTCAAGCAACTGTACACCGATTGCGTCCCAGGTGGTGTAATCGTATTCGACACCGGACACCACTAGAGTGTTGACCGAGGTTGTGCCTCCCGTGACTGTGATGGCTCCTTCGTTGAACCTATTCTCGTTCTGCCACTTGTTCATGCCCAGTCTGTGTCTCGCACCTGGTATATGTACAGATTTGACGTCTCCGTCTATATGTTTCTTGAGCTCTTTTATCACAACCTGTGCCCATTGGTCAAGTCCAGATCCTGGCTTGGTGGGTAGGTATATGGTGTAGTCTGCCATGGCAGACACCGCCGTAAAGAACAAAAAGGCGATAGATGCTATCATCTTCTTCATAGATTATCCTTGTATTAGTTTGTTTGGAAATTGTTTGTTGTGAACTTCCCAGGGAGCGTTACAACAATATATATGTTAGTAGTTATCTGCTGACATAATTAATTTATATGAAACTGAGTCAGCAACAGATACGTCGCATGTACTCACATTATAATCAAGACTTGGACATGGAGGACGAGTTTTGGCCCATGATGGGTGTTTTCGCCGTGATACTGTTGATATGGACGGGTGCCGTACATCTCATAGATTGGCTCACGTTCGATGCCATACCATTATGGTTGGAGCCTCTCACCATCACACCACTCATATTCCTCATAGCGATGAAGGAAGTGTATGACTCGATCAATCCCTTGCACTGGTGGCCCATGTTCTGGGGGTACCGTTGTCCATTGCCGGAGGAGGATCACATAACCATAAGGCCACTGGAAGCCGAGGATGTGTTGAAGAAGTATGGTGGTAGGTGTAATGTGTTCATCATAGACCACGAGCACATCAAATTCCGCAAGCGGAAGGATGCTGTGATGTTCGGATTGACTACCCGTTCTTTCTAAATACCGTGGAAAAATAGATTAGGGTTTGTCCTGTGGGCTTGTATTTTTTCTAATGCTTTGGTATGCAATCGATGATTTTTATCAAGGACATTGTGATCTTTGAAATCTTTCATTGACGACCAATCCTCTATGGGCATTATGTTTCCATGGAATCCGTAACTGTCGACCAGTTCTACGAAGTTGTCCAGGCTATCCAGATTATTCTTCTGTAGCACGAATTTGAGTGTGACCAGACTGCTGAAATTTGCTTTCACGTAGTCTAGGTTATCACAAAGTGTTTCCCAATTGCCTCCTAGGCGCACCTTCTCGTAGGTCTGTTTGTCACCGGCATCTATGGATATATCCAAAAACTTGATGTTGTCTTTGATACTCATCTTGGGCATCAGTTTCTTAATCAGTAGGCCGTTAGTCAATAGTCTCAGGACTATATTTTCCTTCGGCTTCATGTCCAACAGCAATGGACGGTATATCAATGACGCAAATGGATCACCGTTGCCACTCATCATCACTTCAAGAGGATTCTCAAATCTATTGATCAACTGTGTAAGATGATTTGCTTTCCTGATCCTGCTTTCGTACTTGGGTCCTGATGTCCAGTTGATCTTACTCGAGCGGCAACTGGGACAGGCGAGATTACAACTCTCATCAACGTTAATAGAAATGTAATGGCTATCACGAATTTGGTTCCGTTTTCTTATCCCACAGGAGTCAACAGAACACCAAGTGAAACGCTTGGAGTCCACATCGTCCTGTAACTTTCGGGCTAGGTCGGTCTCCCATATTTCAGACAGATTACTCACGTCCATGATGTTGGCCACCACTATGGGCAACCATGCGTCACATCTGCAGAGCATACAATTGCCTTCCACGTCCACAGAGGCTACCTTGTGTGGGAAATTGCATGTGTGGGTTATACCTTGCTTGGGTGTCCTGTCATAGAGTGAATAGGCGTGTCTCAGCCCGACTGGCACATTTTCATACATGTGCGTACTTATCTGCTATTTCCGTGAGGGTCTGAACACCGAGCCGTTGATCTCCTCGTACAGTCGCAACTTGTCAGACAGCTCTTTAACTATCTGTTGGTAGTCCGCTATCTGCACCTCGAGGTTGCCCAGTTGCAGTCTCAAGATCCTTATCTCGTCTTGGAGGTCTACCTTATTTTCCTTGCCCTGCATACGCCTTGTAACTTCTCTTCTTGTGTTTGTTCATGGAGCTCTTTTTGATTCTGCTCTTGTTCCTGCCCTGTGAAGTCTTTTTGGCCGCGCCTGGTGTGTATCCTGATGTATTAAATGATGCCATGTCTCGATTATATAGTAGACACGATTTGAAGTCAAGTGTATAATGTAAATAGTTTTATGATAAAGTTCTCCCTGAAGTGTGAATGTAGCGCCAAGTTCGAGGGCTGGTTCCCCAGCAACGAGGACTACGAGAACCAACTGGCACAGGGGCAGTTGTTGTGTCCCATGTGTGACAGCACCAAGGTCAGCAAGGACATCATGGCGCCAGCGGTAGCACGGAAGAGCACGGCCAGGAAGCGTGGTAAAGCGAAAGTCAAAGAGATGGCGGGAGACCAGATGGTGATG